GGGTTCCCATATTTCTTAATAAGTTTCTCTGCCTTTACCTTGCCGATGCCCTTCATGCCTTCGATGCAATCGGTGCTATCTCCCATGAGTAGCTGCACTAACCAGTTGTGGTCTGCCTCCTCTTGGCTCACATAGGTTGGCCAGTCATCCTTATCCCAGTTGTAGTGCCACCCAGGCACAGACAGCATATCCTTATCTATGCTACATATGATAGGCTTCTCTACCTTTCCATTGGTAGATATTATGCCCAGTAAATCATCAGCCTCCAGGCGGTCGTGCTGAGACCACCTGTCGATATACATCTCTTTCATGGCCTTGCTCAATGGGTCATACAATGGCGGCTTTGCTCCCCGGTTACCTTTATAACTGGGATAGAGTGTCTTGCGAAAGTTATTGCGACCTGATACCACGAGGTAAAAATCAGATGCCCTGCATCCCATGACACATTGATCAATGGCTTGTCTACACATTGATTTTAATGTGAGCAGGTTTGTTCCTTCAGCTTCTGCTTTAGCGGCATGTTTATACAGGATTATTTCTACATCCAGCAGGGCAGTTTTCTTATCAGTTTTTTTATTCATGTAATAGTATAATGGATGAATTAATTATGGGGTCAATGCTTTTTTTAGCCTCGTTCAAATTAGAGTTGCTTCTCGTTAGACATAGGTTCCCCATTACTGGTCAAACCTATGCCTTGCTAGAGCCTCAAATTATGAGTGTTCCCGCCTTCGATAGTGCCTCGGATCATCGCGCGTGGTAAGTCCTGTATCACGCTAACCTTGGCTGTTCCTGCATTACTGCAAACCTTTTCTGCATAGTCGGGTTTCGGTCAAACTATGCAACCACTTACTCAGACTTGGGCTAACCTGTGAGGCCGCTTGCTCCGATATACTGTAAAATAAAAAACCCCTCTTCCATGTAGTGCTGAAAGAGAGGTTTTAAAACGATCTGATCCGTCACTACACGGCATATATAAAAAACTAATATCCATTGTAAGTGATCTGTCAAGTGTCTTTTATTTCCTCAATATTTAGAATGATTATTGATACGCCGATACGCTTCAGCTTGTAGCCTTTACTCTTATTGCCTACAGCTAGATGCTTCAATGCCTCCTCTGCTGTATGAGCGTGCTTTATGGCTCCGCATTCGTTGGGCATATCTGTCCTAGTATATGAAATTTTGTAGCAACTCACTTACCTTTTGGAGTGTGATGGCCCTCTTTAATTAGCCATGCCCTAAAGCTCTGAGCATACGCGCCGCCCTGCCTCGCAGCTTCCACGATTGTTTCGCCTTTTTTCCATATCTCCAGCGATCTTTCCCTCGCTGCCTGGGCATCCTCTGCGGTAGATCTGCCCCCCGTGCAATGGTCAAGGATGTCCCCTGCCTTCATTAGCATTTCCATTTTATCCCTGAAGCCCTCGATGCACTGCACCGCGCTGGCTTTTGACTCCGATGTTGAACTGATATGTAGCATATTTACGGTAATGCACCCTCTAGAGGCTTCTAATGCCCCTAGAAGGCGTTTTGATTGTTTGCAAGGGTGTTACCCTTAGATTGATATTGTAAGCCCTTGTAGGGCGTGTGAGTGTCGATTCCTTGTGCAATGACTGGTGGTTATTTAATAAGCGTAAAGCAATCGCCTTCTGCCCATTCATACCAGCCCTCGCGCCAGTCCGTCTCGTTGTAGTCTTCCCAGCTTTCGGAGTTGTCTCTATTGATCTCATTTAAGATGTCCGAAAGTTTCCAGTCAGATACCTTGTTTGTGTTCAAGTCTTTTACTTGGTAAGTGTGTATTTTCATAGTATCGTTTATTGGTTATTAGGTTTATCCCATTGCAATGGCTAGCAGTATAAGTATTACGCCGCCTAGGATGCAAGCGAATAATATCATCGCTGCTTCCGCTTCTCTCTCACTATTCACAAGCTTGTGCTCGTTTACGATTTTATTTGTTTTTTTCATATTATTTATGGTTTTAATGTATTATTTTCTTAGATGTTAAGTGCCAAAGATTGCAGACTTCACAGCGATATACCCGGAGCGGCAAACTTCCTCCTCTCCGCCTCTTTCTCTTTATCCTTTCCGCCATTGACGGCGAAGGGTAAGAATGCTTTCCCCTGCATGTGGGAAATTCTCTCCTTTCATCCTTAACCATTGCGCCGTCTAACTCAGCTTGAATTTTTATATCTTCAATCCCCGTTATACTTGTATCGACTGGCCCCATCCCTAAAGACGCAAAAACGTCATTGAGTTTGGATAGCTTCCCTTTTCTTTTACTCATTTTATTACTTTCTATTTTTGTTATTATTATTCAGGAAAAAATGCGCCCATTGCGTCGCTGATACCCTGGCCATTTGCGCCAGCCATCATTAAAGCGTAGCTAAAAACGAGCGCAAGCTTTCTATTTCCCTTGCTCAGTTTGCTGATCATGGAGCCATACGCGCCATAGTGGTTTCGAGTTAAGGCCATGCCGCTTTCGGTTTTCTTTACGAATGGCGCGAAGTCTTCGGCCAGGTCCAGCACTAGCTCGCGCTGTGTCTCATTCATATTGACTAGGCTCACGATTGCGCCTTTCTACCTACGACTACGAATTGAAGCTTGCCGGCCTTTACCGCCGCGCGAAACAATTCTTTTTCTTTAAACTTCGCTAGGATTTTTTCCATGCGCTCGTTCTTATCTTTTATTTTCTTACTCATTTTTATATACTTTCTTTTTTTGTTATTAGTTACTTGTTACATTGCCAAAACAGTCGACTGAGTCGCCGGCGTAGACAAATTTTATCGTATACTCAGGCCCGGCATGACGTTGCGCAAACTTTCGCGCCCATGCTTTAGACTTCCAAAATTTGCAACTTGACGACGGCGTGCCAAAGAAAACACTTCGACGAAATAGGCCGTCTTTGCAAGCAATTGCATCTCCTGACAAGACGAAACATTTAATCCACTTTTCCCTGTTTTTCATTTTTATTACTTTCTATTTTTGTTTTTAATTTAATATTGAGAATCTACCCAATTTTCTAACTCCTCTTTGCTTTCCCAATAAGTGAGCCTTGCCGCGCCTATGCTTATAAAAGCATAAACTCCGTCAATGTAGTATGGATTGCCTTGTTCTGTTTCGTAATTATTCATTTTTATATACTTTCTATTTGTTTTTTTAGATCGTCGAGCGCATCGAGCGCAAGACTAAAGTGAAACCAGTCGCCGGTCTTTTCAAACTCGTCCAGGTGTTGCAAGATGTCGTCTATTAATTGACTTTGCATTTTAGTGGACCCCGATACCAATTGTGATTTGATCGAATGACTTAGATCCGCAAGCGTGCTCTCCACTTGGCAAACAATTTCCACAATTGCCGGGGCACGCAAACACTTTCTTGCTTCCCGTCAATGCTTTCAACTTTTCCCTGACTGCTTTGCGATAGGCATTTGAGCCTGGCTTATCTTTGCCTTGATAAGACTTTTGCTGTATAAATTGCTTTTCAACCGGCACGGCGTCAAACCTTCCGCGAACGACTGGCAAGGCAAGAAAGGCGTTTGCAATGCCGGTTTGCGCCCATTTGGACCCCGAGCTTGCGTTTGTCGAATAGTTTTCGGGCCATTCGTATCCGGTTGCATCTAAAGTGACAAATTCTTTCCAGCTTTTCGAATAGCCGTATGGTTTCAAGTCGGGCCGCGCTTTGCATAAATCCATAAAGAAACGCAATGTTGCAACGTCTTTAAAATCACCGTCAACGAATAAGCGCACTGTTTTCTTTTCCGGTATAGCTTTAAATGCATTTGCAACCGTCTCAGCTTGAAAGCGTAAAAGTAAACTATTTTGCACTTGCCTAAAGAAAGCCGCCGGATACCGCCAGGCCTTTAAAGAATAACAGAATTTAACGCAATCTCCCTTGCCTGGACAATCGGCCAGCGCAAGACTAGAAAACGCATAAAAAGGCAACTTTTTATTGCCTTGCGCTTGAAACACGCGAAAAGGCGGCGTGCTTTGCATGTCACTATTTAGCCAAGTCAAAAGCTTGCTTGCATGATATTGCCAAGTGCCAGTGCTTTCTATTCTCTCAGGTCCACGATCAATGCAAGCTTGCAAGGCCGCCTTAATTGTTTCGAGTGAATCAATGCTATTTACTATCTCGTTTGCTTGAATTCTATTCATTTTAATACTTTCTATTTTTTATCGATCAAAGAAAACGGAAACTAGGTTTCCCATTGGCTTTTCATTAAAATCCTTTACTTTGCCAACAAAAGGTTGCGCAAAATCAGGCAAGGCAATTTGGCCAAGACTCTCGAAAACTTGAATAACTTCAGGCATTTCCGAATAGCTTTCCCGGAAATTTAAACCACTTGAACAATGCCAAAAATGTTTGCCGTCCGGCGATATAAGTTTCGAGACAAATGCAATTCCTTGCCAAGTAAAGGATTTTTGCGCTTTCCAGCCGTTGTCTAATTGCCAAGTTTCGCCTTTAGGTAATGATTCGTTTCTTAGATATTTTGCTTTCATTTTAATACTTTCTATTTTTTATCGTGCCCGTCATTAGGCACTCCAAAGGCCGCGCGAGTCATAAGACAAGGCGGCCAAAGGGTTTTAAGGGTTTCGATTACTAATTGATGCCGATCCAGTTTAGACGTTCGCCAGTTAGCAAGCGTTTTGCTCTCGTTAAAGTGTGAATGTCATCTTGCCTGTTTTGATAAACATCAAAGTCAAACGATTCAATTTGATGACGGTTTTCAAGCACGGCTAATGTCACGTCATCTGTAATCATTTCATCTTGCGCGCTCAATAGCTCTTTAATTTTGGCATCTATTACTTTTATTGCGTTATTCATTTGTTTTTCCTTTGTTTAGTTTAGGTTTCAGGCGATTCATTCGCCTACCCCAAAGGCCGCGCGAGTCAAAAACAAGGCGGCCAAGGGTTTTAAGGGTTTCTAATTAGTATCCGTTCGACTCCGCCCAATCTTCAATTTGATGTATAATTAAATCAGACACTTCCTTTTCTTCGTCGAAGTTTGAATGACTCCACAGCTTTCCCGTTTGCGATAAGCACGCCAGACTGGCCGAATAGTTTCCGTGCAATACTGTGCAATCTGTGCTCGGGTCGTCTTGCATATCAATTTCAAGCTCAACTTCGTAATTTTCAATTTTAGTTTTAATTGTTTTCATTTTAATACTTTCTTTAATTGTTTATTTAGTTAGAATTACAACAAGGCCGCCGACGCTTCTTTTTGAATAGCCGCTCTCGACCAGTGATTTAATCCTTGACTGA